AAAGCGTAAGAAGAACTGGTACAAAAATTATAGATCCCTTTCTCTTTGCAGATGTCTTTTATTTCCTGAGCCGTCATTCTATCTTTATCAAAGAAAGGAATAGGCGTAGAGTAGTTTTCATTGGCTGTAGCCCAATCCGTATTGACAACTACTAATGGAATATCGCCTGCTTCGTTCATTTTTGCAAAGCGACAATGTGCAGCTTTATGACGAATTGCTCTGACTATTTTTTCTCCATTTACTGAAATTACGTGTTCAGTAAATGCAATTTCAAAAAGTGAAAGATCTTTTATTTTAGCAGCCCAATATTTGTCTAAGTTGTTTTCAAGAACAAACGTCTCGATTTCTAAATAATCTTCGAGTAACTCTTCTTGAAGCTCGACTTTGCCAGCGCTATTTTTTATTTTTTTGTATAAGCCAAACCCATTCCCGTAAGTGGTAGAAGATAGCGTATTGATTCCTCCAACGGCCGCACCGTTTTTTAGAAACTTTTTATTGTAGAAATTTTGCGGGTACAAGTTGTCAGCTCCCCATTGCACGATTTCAGCAGTAGTATTTTCATTCGAAGGATCAATCTTAATTTTGATTGCCGTTGGAACAGTTGAGTTCCCGAGACCTGTCAATGCGACTGATGTTTTTCCTACGTGTAAATTTTTAAAATGTTTCATATCAATATATTACTTCTAAGTCATTAAACTTTGTGATGTATAAAATGTTCAGTTTTTTTATTTGGCCAGAAGGCAACTCTATATTTCTAGTTCTGTTTTGCCAATGGTTTGGATTTTTCCTTTGGAGTTCCTCCCGGTTGTAAAGCGATATCGGATTAAATGATTTTTCCTTTGTTTTTTTAGCCATCAACAGTTTTGCACCTTCGTATGTTTTCAAAACCCCGCCCATTTTATTGTGACGGTTGTATGTTCTAAATTCAATTGAGAAAGGAACTGCATCTCCTTTCGAATCTGTTTTCTTCATTTCATCTAAAACCAGTCTCATGAATATGCGCTTAACCATAGATCAAATTTCGTTTTATAAACTATTTTTAAAAAGGACAGTATTTTTAAGTATTATTTTGTGCCTTCAGTATCATAAAAAAATAGTTAATTAATTAATTTTCAAATATTTAACAAATAAAAAAACTTTTTAATTCTCTTTTCTTCTCGACGTTGAGCGGCTTGCCCCTAATCTGTTTCTACACTTGCCATTTTCGAAAAAAGGCGATATATGGTGCCCATTTTTTTTAAAATCATAAAATATTCGCTAATATTTGAGCTGATGCCCTTTAAACATTGGGAGGAATACCTTATCATCCTTTTGTTTGATGAGCTTGAACACCTGCTTACTCCATCTCCAATAGATGGGGATATCAAACGTATCAGAGAAGTGAGTCGCATGTTGCTGAGGCAAGACCTTAGACTTCTCACTTCTTTTATCTTTTACAATTGTGTTGGATTTATTGCCAGCAAGAGCTGGGGCATTCTCTAATGATATAATAAGATCCTGGCAATTGTTCTCGTTGATTTCAATTGCAGGCAATCCCATTGTACCACCATGTTTCAATAAGTAATTGATCACTATAAACTTCTCGTTATGCGGTGGATTTTCGGCACCTTTGCGCACCTTGACTATAACCTTCCAGCCTTGACGCTTGAGACAATCAATCGCCTGCTCCGCAAATGTTACTCTAGAGTTGGGTGTCTTATTGTTACCATTACGGTCATAATAGAACTCGATCGCGTTATTGTGTTTCTTTTTATCCTCATAGTAAGGAGCAAACTCTTCATCAATTAAGTCGTCAATGATCTTGGGTGAGTTCACATAGAATGTCTTGAGACAACGGTAGCGTTCGCCCTGGTCTTGTGATACCTTAAGAGTGATGATGTTCCCCCAGTCAATAGTAAGTATAAGCGGCTTACTCTTCATGTAATCCGTGTCTTGATTGCAATTGAAATCCTTAGCCTTAGCACGTACACCTACTCCTTCAAGGTATACCATATCATAGGCATTGCGGTAGTAATGCTTCTTTGGATCTAACTGAGGGTAGAATCCATTAGTAACCTTGGCAGGTCGTATATTCCTAATCTCTGCATCATAATGCATTACGCTTGGTGCGTTGTCTCGCATTCTTTCGAACCAAGAAGAACTAAGATTGTGCTTATTGACTACTGCCGGAGCTTTGACAAATAACACCTTCCAAGGTTCTTTCTTAGCTAACGCATCCAAATCAGTGAACCATTGCCCTTTCTTAGTCATAGCGACAGAAGACGCATATATCTCAGCATTACACAACGGCTGATCTTCATATAAACCGCCACAAGTGGAGCGGTTTGTAGTTTGAACATTATTAAACAACTTCACATGATCCAGCAACGCTGCCTCATCCCCAATTACAACTGAAGAGTTCAATCCACGACCCGCATCAGTTTGATCGTTGCTGACTAATTGCCAAACAAACCCATTTGAAAAGTGAATCGTATTGTCCCAGTTCTTGCTGGGCGACTGGAAAGGCATTTCAAAACCAAGGCTTTTTCCACACTTTCCTACGACATAATCGATGTCTTCATATATCCCAAACATCGCCAATCCCGCCTTAGTAGAGGGTAGTGTCCTGGATAAGATTTGCTGATACGTTTCGCCGACTATTATTCCAGTTGCTTTAGGCATTTGCATTACGGATTCTTTGACAAACCAGCCTAATATTGTTGACTTCCCAGAACCACGAGCCCATTCTAAAACAATGGTTTTAATATACATCTCCACCAAAGTAATTAGATTCATTACCTTTTTACTAGCTTTGGCTATCGTGACTATTTGAGCAAGATTGAGCTCGATTTCGTTATTCTTCATCTTCATCCTCCTTTACATCTTCATAATCGATATCCTCTGAATTCATATCATTGAAATCAATTAAACCACCATCCTCTCGACCTTCTAATGATTTCAAGACAGAAGGATGTACTTTCAAGATATAAGTCTGAGCTTTCAGTTTCTCTGGATCAAAATTTGGATCAGTGTCTTTATCAAAACCACCAATTTTAATCCTTTGCGCAATCACTTTCAATTCTAATGCGCCATCTTTATCCTTGATCGCTCGCTGTTGCAAACGCATTAGATCCTCCTCAATTAAGTAACGCTTGGCTTCCTTGTGATTTTTTAATATATCTCCGAAAATCGCCAAAGAATCATTGACATAGCGATACGCCTGAGCACGGCTAGAACCATCATTTACCAATACGGAAACAGCCTGTTCCTTTGAATGATAATTAATCATCAAGTTCCACGCTTTTGATATTTTTATACGAGTTTCTTCCTGCGACTCGCTTAGTGTAACGGTGTGTTCACCCTTGAGATAGTACTTTCGTATTTTATCCAGGGTTGTGACTTTCTTTCGAAGAATGACCGCATTAGAACTCATATTTCTATTATTTTAATGCAAGGTCATAAACGGTAAGTCTAGAAAAAAGGACAAACAAAAAAGCCACTACTGGAGTGGCTTATAAGATTATTCAAAATATTTGTCCATTTCAATTTTCGATAAAACTTCTCCATTTTTTAAGAGTTCAAAGTCCAAGTGATTTTCACGCATGTACTTAACCCATCTCCTCACATCGACATCAACATATCGGGGATCAAGTTCAATCCCGCGACATTGCCTCCAGTTCATTTCACAACAAATTAAAGTAGTACCAGAACCAAGGAATGGATCACCAATGATATCACTCTGTTTTGAACTATTTTTCATCAAGTAAGTAAATAAATCAACAGGCTTCATTGTAGGATGATCTTCGCTTCTTATCGGTTTATTAAATTCAATCACAGTGGTTTGCTTCCGGTCAGAATACCAGTTATGCGCAGTGCCTTCTTTCCATCCATAAAGTACAGGTTCGTGTTTCCATTGGTAATCTTGGCGACCCATTACGATGGAGTTTTTTAACCAAATAAGGCATTGAGCTAGTTTATAACCGCCATCCTTTAGCGCGTTTCTAAAATTAGCACCTTCACTATCTGCATGAAAAACATAAATACCACCACCCAATTGTGTATGATCACAAGCCGTTTTATAAAATTCAAAGAGAAAGGTGTAAAAGTCGGCACTAGTCATATTATCATTTTCAATCTGCAACTTATCTTTAGTGCCCCCGGTATAATTTACGTTATATGGTGGATCAGTCAATACGAGATCAAATAATTTTCCCTCAAGTAATGCTTCATAAACTTCTGGCGATCGACTATCTCCACAAACCACACGATGCACGAGTTTCTTTTGTTTCGAATGCATCTCATAAACATCGCCTAAAACTGTGATAGGTTCTTTTGGCAACACTGGATCAAAGTCAGTTTCCTCTTCTGATTGTAGTTCCATAGGCAAACCATCATCTGGCAATGGAATATCATCTACATTTAATCCAAGAGACAACAAATCAATATCCGTAAAAATGGCATTCAAAATATCAATATCCCATTCTCCAACAGATACATTCGAGCGAATATTGTACTCTTTAAACTCTAATTCAGTCAGTTCGCGATTGGGAACACGAACATCAATCTCCTCTTCGCCTCTTCCTATTTCCAAAAGAACAACAACACGCTGATGGCCAGCAATGATGATGTTATCTGTATTGATAGCAGGAATTTCAGCAAGGTTGTATTTTTCTAAACTCTCTCGAAGCTTTTGTTTTTTGTCTTCAGACAGTTTTCGGGGATTGTACTCGTAAGGAATTAAATCCTTTACTTTTCTTTTTTGGGTTGACCACTCCAGCGGAGCTAATAATAATAAATTACTCATCTTTCAAAATTTTTCTAATCGTTTCTAAATCAATTTTTAGTTGCTCCAGTTGTTCCAGCTTTCGGTTTAGTAAAGAGAGAAGTCCACGTTCTTCTTGAGACGCTTTTACCTGCTCCTTCATCATATCGATTGTTTTCTCTCGTTTACTGATCCTAGACTGGAGGTTGTCCCGCAGCTTTACTAGTTGAATTCCGTTTAGCTTTTTGAAGTCCTCGCTTTCCTCCGTTGGCATAACTCTATTGTGATCTTTCCAGTGATCGAGAATCATCCAGGCTCTGTCAATCTTGGTCCACAGATCTTCGAGTTGGATAATAATGGTAAGCGCATTGTTTTCGTCATCCTCTTCAAGTAAGTTCAATTGGAATTTGAGCTCACAAGCGTGATAAAAATCATTGATACGTTGACGGTACGTACAATGCAAAGGCGGTGGATAAATCGCCATAGTTTCTTTCTGGAAAGAAACTGCAGCCGATTGTTTTATGATTTCCTCCAATAAAGGCTTGGCTTTAGGTATAGGATTAACCACAGCCATAGCCTTTTCTATTTTAGGAGTAATCGTAGGTTTTTCAGAAAACGAAGCCTTTTTGAGTTCGTATTTCAGTTTAAGAAAATTAGCTGTTGATTCCTTCCCGAAGCTTCTCAGCACATTGCTATTGCAAGAGGCTAATTTGCTGTAAAGCAAAACCCCATCATCGTAAGAACCGGAATAAGCAAACCAACCATGGATATTCATAAAAAACCATTTAAAAAAAAGTCCGAGCATTACACCCAGACTTTTCACTAATTAAAAACCAATAAAAATGAAAAAGCTACTTAAATTCTGCTATTCTCGCTTTTGCAACTTCCTGAACTTTCTCACTGTCAGGTTTTGCCAAAGCCAAAATTTCTACATCCTCGATGCGTCTTGCTTTTTTGATTAAATGCAATAGATCTGCAATTTTCTCCTTTTTAAAAAGCTCCTCGGCACCAGGCTTTAATCCCAAATATTGAAATCCTCCTTTGTAGACTTCCAAGGAATTATTTGGAATTCCGGTACGTAAATCAAACCTTGCCCCACCGTTTAAAACGAAGGAGCAAGGAATGGCTAGATTTACTATTTCAAAAAACTTATTCATTATACAACTGCAGGCTCTTGTATTACCCCAGAGTAAACAATAGGCACACAGAAGGATTCAATGGTAAAATTTACCATTTTATCATCCTCACCACCTTTTCCAGTGGTAGACTTACCTTCAATAATATACGCCGCACTGTATTTATCCCCTACAAGACGGTTTTGTCCATCCCGTTCTGGAACTAAAAACAACATAGGCGTATTCTTATGTGTTCTCATAAATCCAAGTGTAGTCTTGTCGTTTCCTGAAACGGCAAAAGCAAAGGAGCTTTTGGTTTTCTTATTACCTTTGTTCCCTACTAAATCACACATCACTTCTCCGGTGTCTGGCATCAATACTATTTTTCCAAATCCTTTCCCAGCTTGAAAAACAATATCGGTAGTAACTTCTACTGCTGTTCCGTAAGTGTAGCCCACCTCACCATAATTTAAAGGCATCGGAAACGTGGTGATTTGAGGATGAATGGCATAGCGCACACCCACCTCAGAAACGCCTGCTTGTACTTCACCATTGATACAAGCTGTTAAATCTTCTACTGGTAAATCGTCAAAACAACTCATAGTCTATTTTTTTAATGTTAAAAATGATAATTTCCCTGCAACCATTAAATCGATAGCGTCAACATCGGCGATCCATTCTTTTTGCGTTCTATGCTGTCCTAAGTATCTAAAGGCTGCAGGTGCATCTTCTTTAAACATATATTCCAAGCCATTAGCAGCCGTAGCCGCTTCATCAGTTCTACCTTCCTGTACTGGTTCTAAAACCACTTCAATTCCAGCAGCTTCATCTGCTTTTTTAGATTCAAGAAGTGCAACAACTTCTGCTTTACTTAAACTGTCAATATCTGCAATACCTAAATATTCAGACAATATAGCTAGCAATTCAGCATCACGAGCAGCTTTTGCAATTTCATCAGCTAGCTTTTGAAATTCAACAATTGCAGCGACTAATTCTTCTACTGATTTTCCTTCCACTACAAGACCTAATTCAGTTGCTTCTGCAACTATTTCAGCATCTTGAGCTATTTTTTTTTCTGCTGTCTCAATCGCTAATTTCAATTGAGAGGCAGTAAGAGCCTCGGCATTCTCAATGCCGAGCTCTATTGCTTTTTTTACTAATTCTTTACTCATAGTTTCCTTTGGTATTAAATAGTTTCCTCTGGGTAGTACAGTGAATTTAATTCAGCATTTCTTAGACCTCTTACTAAAATTGTAGGAGAATTTAAAATCACCAACTCATTAACTGCATAGTCGTACCCAAGTGTGAATTCTCCAAAAACTTTGATTTTATAATCTAATTTTTGAACATCTGTAATGGTGCCAGGATTTTCAATGACATCAATCATTCGCACTAAGTTACCTTCTAATGTAGACTCAAGAACCGCATCATTCATGTTAGGAACTGACACGATTGCACGCTTACCTAAACGAGTCATCAACCCTTTTGAATCTGTGAAATTGGTGTTTTTACCATACAAATCCTCATACTTTAAAGAGTAATTTTCGGCATTTGTATCACTCATCTTGATGTTCTTTATCAAGGACTTATATTGTTTTGGAATTGATTTTTCAAAATCCAAAACCACATCAAGAATATTATTCTCATCAATGGCATCAGTTGGAATTACAAAACAAGGGTTTGCAGTGTTCAATAATAATTTACGGTGAATTTCATTCAAACCGTCCATTGATTTACCAAAAACCGTTGGTTGCGCAGCATCATGAACCCCAGTAATTGACAACAAATTCACATCACTAATTACCTTAGCAGCTAGCATTGTCATGACGTGCTTAGAAATGCTTTTGTCTTTCAACTCCACACCTTCATCGTATTTTTGCTCAATCCAAGAACCGATTACTTCTGCTGGAGTAAATGCAAAATTTACTTTCTGGTGGTAGTTTTTCAACTGCTTACCACGAAATTGCACATCGGCAGTTTCAGTCCAAGTCGTAGAGAATTGCTGCACTACGTGACCCATTAATGAATTTACCGTAGCAAACTCACCACGGATTTTTGGAACTAATCTTGCGATCTTATTTAAAAGAATTTCGCTAGACATTATCATTCCGTTCAGAATAGTAGGATTCTGATCCTTGAAACGTTTTGTTTCCTCTAAAATTTGGTCGATGTTTACTGACATGATCTAAAAATTAAGCCTTGTTATACAATTCATTGTGACCATCTGTGGCATTCACAACGTTATCTTCTTTCTCAAATGAATCACCCTCTGCTTTTGGCGTACTCACCTTTGCACCGGGTTTCTTTCCATATTCAACTACAGTTGCGCCTAGCAATGTAATTTTGTTCTCCGTTGTCGCTTCCGCTTCCACTTTAGCATCAAGACCGGCAGCTGTCACAGCAGTATTAATAGCTCCTTCAATTGCAGTAACACGGCTTTCTGCTGTGGTTGCTTTTCCAGTTGCTGTAGCAACGGCAGCATCTTTTTCAACCAGTGCGTTTTCAATCGCTTCTAGCTGAGCTTCCGAAATCTGTATTCCACTCTTCCCGGTAATTGTAGAAATAGTCCCAAGACCATCTCCTTCAATCCCAAGAATGCCTTGGATTACAGGAAAGCCTTTAGTCTTTTTTGACATAGTTTCCTTTTTTGAATTATTATTTGAATTTGAATTTGAATTTTTTGCAGCTGCTAATTCGAAAACCTTTGCGATAGCAGTTTGAAGTGTGCCAATTTCGTCAACTAGTTTTCTTTCTAATGATTCCTGAGCGTTCCAAGTTCCACCTTTGAAAACATCATTTGGAACCAAAGAACGAACGGCCTTAATATCATTAATAAACTCCTCCGCAATAGGATCAAGTTCATTTTTGATATAAAGCTCAGGATTGCCTTTTAGCAATTGCTCGAAGGCGTTGTTCTTTTCTGTAGATTGCGTAGCATATTCTGTAATTACCTTAGCGCCTTTTTTCTCGTACATTCCAGAAACATCAATAAAATGAATCATCACACCAATACTTCCAATGGCATCTGCACGTTTATTGGCCACAATATAATTAGCAGCACTACCGATGTAGTAAGCAGCAGAACACATCAACCCATCTGTGTAAGCCACAACTGGTTTTGAGGTTTCTTTTATAAAGTCGTAAAATTCAGGAGTTCCTGAAACT